ATAACACCGCCGTAGAGCCTATTTATTGGGTAGGCACAGACACTAGCAACTGGCCCGTACGTTACAACCTTTTCACGTTAGAAGAAGGCACAGACGTTACGCTAATCAAAGGCCAATACAAATACACCGTTTTTGAAAGTGCTACACCTATTGTAGTTGATCCAAACACGAACACAAATAATTTAAACCAAATAGAAGAGGGCCGCATGGTTGTTGCTGGCGTTGCCGTTTCTTCGATATACGACTAAACAATGGGAATTTTCGACAGATTTAAAGCACCAAAAACCGAAGTAATCGAGGGTTATCAATCCTTTAGTACGCCTTTCGGTAAAATTGGCGGCGGTAACCTTACTTTGCCTTATGTAAACGGACGCTATCAAGTGGCTGGCTATATCCCCTACGGTCAGGACAATCTTTTTCCTGAAACGCTTAACCAACTTTACTACATGTCGCCACTTCATGGGGCAATAGTGGATTTTAAAGTAAACGCGACTATCGGTGCGGGTTACGAACTAAAAACGGACAAGCTTACACCTGACGAAAAACTAGCCCTTTATACTTGGGAAAAGAAAATGCGACTTTCAAAGTCCGTCAAAGCAATTACAAAACAATTAGTAATGCACCACCGCGTGTACTTTAAGTTGTATTTTGACGACAAAGGAAAAGTAAAAACAATCGAAAACGTAAGCCCCGAAAAAGTACGTATTAATGCGAAAAAAGACCGTTACTTTTTGTGTGACGACTGGAGCAGCCGCATAGACGTAGAAGAAGTAAAACCATTTCACCCACTTAATACAGACCGTTGCCAGCTTTGGGCCTACGAGTTACCCTCAATAGGTCAAGATTTCTATCCGCTGCCCCAGTACAGTTCCGCACTTAATTTTGCGTTTCTCTCGGGCGAGTTATCTTACTTCGCAAAGTCGAACATTCAAAACTCTATTTTTCCGTCTTTTGCCATGATGTTTCCGAAGCGCCCACAAAGCGAAGAAGAAAAGAAAGTCTTAAGAGATACCATAGACCGCATGAAAGGCGCACATAACGCTGGTAAAGGCGTGGCGTTCTTTGCAAATAGCCAAGACCAACTACCGAAAATCGAAAGCATACCAACAAACCAAAACGACAAATTGTTTCAAGAGGCTAGCGCGTTGAACACTGAACAAATATGCTTTGCCCATACAATCGACCCTATCTTAATGGGTGTACGCACAACTGGTTCGCTAGGTGGTGGCGCTGACATTAAACAAGCCTACGTTATCTTTGAAAAAAACGTAGTCATTCCGTTGCGCGAACAAGTTACCGAGGTCTTTCAAGAACTCATTAACGTATGTAGACTAAACGCGCTTTTCACCGTTAAGAATTTCCAGATTATAAACGAAACAATTGTAGAAGTAGAGGGCGACGCAAGTAAAACCCAAGACGCGCTTAACGCTATGTCACCTTTGGTAGCTACAAAAGTTCTTAATACCATGACCACCAACGAAGTGAGGGCGCTAGCAGCACTTGCACCCGTAGAGGGTGGCGACGTTATCCCATCCCAACAACCAGCGCTATGATTTATTTTATAACCGAACACTACCTAAAGACGAACACGCCAATAACTGCAAATGTTGACGTAACAGACGTAACGCCGTACATAAAAACGCAATCCGACCTTAGAGTACAACCGATTCTAGGTTCAGTGTTTTATAACGCTTTACTTGCTGATTACAACGCACAGACTTTAAACCAAGACGAAACCACTTTAGTAGGTTTCATTCAACCCGTAGTGGCGTGGCGCTCGGCAGAGGATGCCGTTTTTGGGCTTTCTTACCAACTTAAAAACAAAGGTATTCAAACACAGAACGGCGACTACTCAAATAGCGTTAGCCGTGCCGAAGTAGCCTTTTCAATGGAGCATTACGCACAAAAAGCCAGTTTCTTTGAGCAAAGATTGATTCGATACCTACTTGCAAATAAAAACCTTTTCCCGTTATTCACTAGCTTGCAAAACCGCGACACAGACTTGCGCCCAATGATTGAACAATGCAACTGCGTTGGTACTTGTTATGGTCGTTGTGGTCAGGGTTACAACGACAACGGTTATAATAACGCTATAATGGTTTTCTAATGACAACTAAACTACAAATTTTTGCCTTTGCCGTTTTATCGGTTTTATCCCCAGTTACACCGCTTATCCTTATAGCTATTTTATCAATCATTTTAGATACGGCGTTTGGTATTTGGCGAAGTGTTAAAAAGGGCGGCTGGTCTTCTATTAGATCGCGACGCCTAAGCCACACAATTAGCAAAAGTTTGCTTTATTCGGGTGCTATTGTGTTTATATTCCTACTAGAAAAGTTTGTAGTTGCCGACATATTAGGACAGTTTATTGCCATTGACCTAGTCTTGACAAAAATGTTTACGTTTTTTTGCGTAGTTACTGAAGTAAAAAGCATTAACGAAAGCTATTTTTCAGTTACGGGTGTGAATGTTTGGGATAAATTTATAGCCTTTGTTAAACGTAGCAAAGAGCAATTTGAAGAATTAAAGTAACTCGCGGTGCTGTTATTTAGTGAGTAACTGAATTGAACCGTACCCCACTCAGTTTTAACTGAGAAACCCCCGTCGACCCGTTGGCGGGGTTATTTACTTAATTAAGGTGAAAAACACTTAACAAAATGGTAAAATCATACAACGACAAGCAATTACTTGACAAGGTCAAAAGCCTACCAAACTTTAAAAACATTCCGTCCGACCACTGGATTCTAGGCGTAAGGTCAAACGAGGATACACCTAATAGCTTTGACGACAAGTTTTACTTATTCAAGGGTCAGGAGTTTGTATGGGTAACGTCAGGCACTACCAACGCTGGCACGCCAACACTTAAGCAATTTGAAAAGGTTAACAAGAACGGTGCTGCGGTTCTTAAGTCCGACACGTGGTATTACAACGTGTGGAAATTCGGTAAGCACAACGGTAAAGTAGATGCACTTTTACAATTAGGCGCGGCGGTTCAGGTTTATAGAGACATAGATAAAGACGAAAAGAGCGAAGAACAAGGCAAACTAGAAAGCGGTTACTTTGGCATCAATTTTCACCCTAACACTTACGACTTAACTAAGCCGTCGGGTAGTTCGATAGGTTGGTGGTCCGCTGGCTGCCAAGTAGTCAACAACGTCACCAAATACAAAGAATTTATTAAGCTTTGCAAACCACAAAAAAATGTGAGTTACTGCCTTATTCAAGAATTTTAAACCTATAACCTTACAAACATGAAGCAAATTTCAACCTATAGTGTGATTTTGTCACTAAGTTTGGCAATAATTGTGACAAGTTGCGGCGTTAATTACCACCTGAACAAAGCAATTAAAAAAGGTTACCGCTGCGACACCGTGCAAGATACAATTACAATAAGTTCAATCGACTCAATTCCGTACGTTTTAAGAGACTCTATTATGTGGGAAAGGGTACTAGTCCAAAAAGATACAATAGTGCGTTACAAGGTCTCTAAAGTGCCTTTAACGAGGTTTCAAGAGCGTATTACTTACAAACTAAAGCGCGACACGTTACGAATGATTGAAAAAGTAGAGGTTGTTAAGTGGAAAACCGAACGTAACAAGAAAACTAAAGCCAATTTATGGCTCTTTATTATAGGCTTTGGGCTTGGGTTCTTCGCCAAATGGTTGCTTAAATTTTCTAAATACACTTTATGACAGTAAAAAAACACGCTAAGAACATTCACGAACTACACGTATCTGGTAAGCAAGTAAAAATAGCTATGCTTTCCGATATCCACTGGGATAACCCAAAAAGTGACTGGACAAAGCTAAAAAAAGACCTAGACTATTGCCTAGAGAATCAAATACCAGTCATGATCAATGGCGACTTTTTCTGTCTCATGCAAGGTAAAGGCGACAAGCGCGGGAATAAGTCGGACATTCGACCAGAACACAACAACGCAAAGTATTTAGATAGCATTGTAGAAACCGCCGTAGAATGGTGGTCACCTTACGCGCACATTCTTACTGTAATTGGTTACGGAAATCACGAAACCGCTATAATCAAATACCAAGAAACCGACCTTTTGCAGCGCTTTGTAGACTTACTGAACTATAAAAATGGTTCTAATGTGTTTACGGGGGGTTACGGCGGTTGGTTAATTATACGTCAATTGGTAGAATCAAACGTC